GGAGCTCCGTGCAGTCTCTTGGCATTCTGTTTAGCACTAAAGTAATAGTTTTGGGCAATTACATCTCGTGACCCAGGGGTAGTTTACGACATTTCGGTCTAGTTTAACGTCATTGCGGACTAATGGTATTAGAAACTAAGTTCGGTCGGATACGTGACATCCGCTAACTCCAAACTCTCCTTGGTGAAACTATCAGGATGGGCAAAGTCGTAACGACCCATCAACTTATAGTTTTCCTCCAAGGCGATTTGTTCATCTGGGGTATAACCAAACGCTAAATAAAAGGAGTATCTAGTGTCTGGCGCTACCTCCAGTCGTTTATAAGTCAACCCTTTACTCAACACAAACTTATTACTATACTGGTCAAAGAACCTACCTGGTTTGACTCCGTTACTACACTTGCGGATGCAAGTGTAGAACTCCTGTAGGATTGGGATGCCAGAAGAGGTGGCTAAACCACTTTCTGCAACCGAAGCCAACCATTGTCTAAATTTCTTTTCAGTTCTAACCTTACTAGTAAATAAGTCCCTAGTTCTACACCTGACCGGGCTACGAATCATCATAGTCCCGTTGGGCGTCTTAACCGGGCTAGTCTGACAAAAGTCGATGCCTTCAATATAATCTACTGGCTCTGTTATCTCCATGCGATAACCTAGCTCTCGATAGTATTGTTTAAGTCCATTGAACTTGGCCAATGACGATCTATCACAAATAATAAACCAATCATCACCATTTAACTTAAGTTTTGCATCTATATGGTTCAAATCTAAATATCTTAACATAGTGAGTCCTGTGATCAAACAATTACCTATACCGGTATTGTGATATCCACTTCCTCTACTTCTGAGAATATATCTAAACCTACCATCATTAGCCTTTGCCAGAACTTTGCGTGTCAACCCACGATTCATAAGCCTGCTTATGGGTTCCGTGGGAAAGAGTTTCTTATACACTTCAAATTCCAAATCTCTTCTAATACCAACACCAGTGTGCGCATCAAAGCGCTCCGCGTCCCCCGAAATAGACACGGGATCGGTGAAGCTATTCCAAGCTTCTTGTATGTCTGCCCCTTGTTCAAGGGCATT